CAGGATCCCATGACTCCCGTTGAATACGGTCGCACTGCTGCTTCTAGTAAGTACACTGTGACCGCTTCCTCCGGAGCTGAGATCCCTGATCAAACTCCTACTGGTCCTTAATAGATATTAACTATGGCTATTACTACTCGTTATAGTGTTGCCAAGACCGCTCGTAGCTATGACCCCGCTGGTGTCAATGCTGTGCTCGGTTCTGTGGTGAACAGCGAAACCCAAGATATGCGTGATGCATATCACTACGGCACCTCCGTTGGTGGTGACGTGTCTGATGGTCCTGCTCCTGACTTTGCTCAGTTGACACCGACCAGCTAATCTATATGGGGAGGGCTTCGGCTCTCCCTTTTTTTTAAATCCTTATTGAGAATAAGAATCAATGTCATTTCCAACCACTGACGCTCAAGGCGAACTACAAGCTGTTAATCAGATCCTGGCATCAGTTGGTCAGGCTCCTGTTACTACGCTAGAACAAACCAACCCGGACGTTGCGATTGCATACAACACCCTTCAACAGGTGTCGCGTGAAGTACAAGCTGAAGGATGGACATTTAACAAAGAATATCATTATCCACTTAAGCCTGATGTTGATAAGGAATTTAAGATTCCCGACAACATGCTACAAATGGATCTTTGTACTGATGTATTTTACAACAAAAATAAAGACCCAATCCGTAGAGATGGTAAACTCTATGACCGTAACTCCCATAGTTTTAAATGGGAAGAAGATAAAACTCATTACTTTGATATCACTTGGCTGTTTAATTGGTCTGACCTACCTCCTGTAATTCGTGATTATATTACTGCCCGTGCAGCATCATTTGTTGCTATGAGACTTGTAGGAGATCCACAGCAATACCAAGTGTTGCAACAACAAGAAGCTTACATGAGAGCTATGGCTCTTGAATATGAAACTCAGCAAGGGGATTATACTTTCTTTGGTCATCCTCAAGGTGAGAATTATTATAACAGCTATCAACCGTTCCATGCTTTGTACCGATAATGGTAGCAATTACACAATTAATTCCGAACTTTCTAGGTGGTGTATCTACCCAGATTGATAACAAAAAATTACCAGGACAAGTAACTGAAGTAATTAATGGTTACCCTGACCCTACGTTTGGTATGCTCAAGCGTAATGGTATGAGGTTTATCCGTACTATTAATAAAGAAGATGGTACTCCATTTACTCAAGAAGAGTTAGCTGATGCTGCGTGGTTTTTTATCCAACGTGGTCCTGACGAAGCTTACTTTGGTGCAATTAAAGATGCTAACATTTATGTTTGGAACTCAGTTACTGGTGAAGTATGTACTGTAACTAATAACGGTGCAGGATATCTGACAGCTACTGATCCAGATGATTACCACTTTAGAACTATTCAAGACGTTACTGTTGTAACAAATAAAACTAAACAACCTGAGTTGTTAAGTGCTAGTACTGGGTTTACACCTGGTAAAGTTGGTACAATTGTTTTACGTGTAGTAGAATATAGTGCTCAATATACTGTGACTATTAACGGTACTAATTGTACTTACACAACTCGTAACGCTGATGAGTTTGAATCAGCTGGTACCGATGTACGTCTTAACGCTACTGAAGTATTGTCTGGTATTCGTAATGCTATTAACTCAAAGAACCTTGGTGTTACCGTAACTCAATACAAAACCAGTCTTGAAATTACTAAATCTACTCCCTTCACATTGAGCTGTAAGGGCGGTGTAAATAACCGTGCTATAGAATGCTTTCAAGACGAGATCTACAACGTTTCTAGCCTCCCTGAGGAGTCTTACAATGGACGTTTGGTTAAGGTAGCCAACTCATCTACAGATGAAGATGATTATTGGGTGTCTTATCAAGATGGTGTTTGGTCTGAAGCTAGAGCACCAGACGTATCAGCTGGGCTTGATCCTAGCACAATGCCGCATGAGTTGGTGAGTGTGAACCCAAACGAGTTTACCTTTGGTCCTATTAAATGGACTGAACGTTTGGCTGGTGACGACAAAACAAACCCACCTCCTTCTATTTTTGATTACGATCCAGATACTGAAACTTACATCAGTCCTGGTAATCCTATCAATGCTACTTTTTTTTACAACAATCGTTTTGGACTGTTGTCAAAAGATAATGTAATCATGAGTCAATCAAATGACCCATATAATTTCTTCGGTGCTTCTGCTTTGGGTCAAGTTGGCTCAGATCCAATTGACATTAATGCAACTTCCATCCGACCTGTTAAACTATTTGACGTACTGCCTAGTGCTCAAGGGTTACTAGTCTTTAGTAGGCGTCAACAGTTTATTGTGTTTGCTGCTGACACTGGTGTTCTTACCCCAACCACTGCAGTAATTAGATCGTTGTCTAATTATGAAATGGATGATAACATTCCTCCTGTAGACAACGGAACAACTGTAGCTTTTGTTAGTAAAGTACCTGCTTACTCTAAAGCATTTACTATGCAGACCCGAGGTCTTGAAGAGAACCCTATTGTTCTTGACATTAGTAAAGTTGTAACTGAATGGCTGCCTAATACTATTACTAACCTTACTTCTAGTCCTCAAAACTCATTCCTTACTTACACAGGTAGGAATTACAGTGACCTGTATATGTACAGGTATTTTAATAATGGACGAGAAGATCTATTTCAAGCTTGGGTAAAGTGGACAATGCCTGGTCATACACAAGCTAGTGTTGTGATGAATGATATGATGTACTGCATCACCAGTCAATCAGATCAATATACTTTAGGTGTGATTAGTGTTAATGATATTCCTATTGGTGCTCAGTTTAATCAAAACGTAGCAGCCAACCCTAACCTCGACATGTATCAAAAGCCTACATCAGTTGTCTATGATGAAGGTACCAAAACAACTAAAATGTATGTTGGTTATAATCCTCTTGAAGGTAAGACACCAATTATGCTTTTGACTTTACCAGTTACAGATGGTCCATTTAAAACTATCTTTGATCTAGCTGGTTTTAAATCATTACCATTTAGTGATGAGACAGATGCTGACCCAGGTTATTGGAGAGAGTTAGAAGTTGGTAGTGATAATAATGGTAATTATTTCTCAGTAAGGGGAGACTTTACTGATTATACTGACGGTATTATTGTTGGTTACAATTATGACTTTGAAGTAGAGCTACCTAAATTCTTTTACAACAGAAGTAAAGAAGGTACTATTTCAGATTATACAGCTAGCCTTACAGTGTCTAGGGTTAAAGTAGCTGTCGGTAAAACTGGTGCTGTGACATTTAAATTAAAAGCTAAAGGTTCTGATGAATGGGTAGACATTGAACATGTAACTGATGCTGATTATTATGAATGCGACACAGCTTCTGTTCAAGATGAACGTGTGTTTACTATTCCCATCCATCAAAGGAACATGAATTTTATTTTAAAAATTACTAGCAATCTACCTTTCCCTGTTACTTTGGTTTCAATGATGTGGGAAGGTCAGTACGTACCTCGTTTCTATAGGAGGAAATGATGGATAAGAATTTTAATCTTTTAGAAGAACAGCTTGCTGAGTCTGGTTTGGAGATGAGCATTGATCCAGGTCTAGCATTTGGTATTAGTGCTGGTCTTCAAGCTATTGGTATTGGTTCAAGTATTTTTGGTGGTGCTCAAGCTGATGCAAACGAAAGGAAAGCAGTAAAAAAACAAAACAAATATAACAAAAAAGTTTGGAGGTATGAACAGCGGGAAGCTAACAGGCAATATGAATATCGTAAAGAAGGGCTTGCTATTCAAAAGCAGAACTATTACGATGAACTTGCTTACAAAGAAGCTACCGCTAGTCGTCAGTATGAATACGACCAAGCCATCCAAGACTATCGTTATCAACTTGCTCTTAGAGAATACGAGAAATCAGAAGAAAACTATAAGCAACAATTAGGTTTTAACAACCTAGCTGCTGCTGAAGCTTATGAATCTGAACAACGAGCATTCAATGAAATTATGAATGCCCAGGCTTTCCAACGTGAGGACCTGATGTTTGATAAAGTATCTAAGTTGGGGCAAGCTAAACTTTTGCAAGCTGGACGTTCTAGTAGTAGGGCTCAGTCTTTGAGTCTTGCTCAAATTGGTCGTACCATCGGTAGACTAGATGAAAGCTTTAGAAGTGCTCGTACTGAAAGCATGGCTTCTATGCGTGATATTGAGCTACGTAAATATGGTGCAGATCTTCAAGCATTCAATGCTAGAAAGATTAGACCTGAAGAACTTCCTGGTATTCCTAAACCTCTTGAACTGCCACGTGCTCAATTCCAAGATGTTTACAAACCAGGTGAGACTCCAGAACCTGTTAAAGGTGTAGCTTATGGTGGCAATATGTTGGCTGCCATTGGTGGTAGTTTGCAATCTGCTGCAAATGTAGTAGCTAGTGCGCCTAGTTTCTTTAATGCAAAACCCAGTAGTGGAGACCCTCCTAATCCTTTAAAACCCTTAGGCTCATAAACTATGACTAATTCTTACCAAGGATACGCTCGAAGGAAAGGATTCAGTCCAATTAATGTAGGTAATCAAAACATTCAAAATATTCGGGAAGAAGGTCAGCGTATTATTCAAGGTATGGAAACTCGGCGTAACGCTGAAAT